ACCCGCTACGACCGCTGCCCCACCGCGTTCTTCTCCGCCGTCGCCCTCGCTGCCACCGTCATCTTCTGGCTGTAATCAACGAGTCCTGACCCTTAGCATCACGGGCGCACCTCTCAATCGCTGCGATTTGGAGCAGGGCGTCGATCAGCTTGCTCGGAACGCCAGCGCAGTCGTTGGCGGGTCTTGGTCATATCGCGAACTCATGACCGCGAAACCTATAGGATCAGGCTGTCAGCGGTTAAGATTGGCCTTGTCGACAGCTGTATTTCGAAATCGGCGATACCGTCCCCGTTTGTATCGCCAGCCAGGATACCGGATGCATAGCGAACCTGTCCTGCTTCTCGCGTAAAGCTGCTCGCGCCTATAAAGTCGAAATCCTGATCGCCAGTCACATTCGAATTCGCGTCGATCATGGAAAGGTCGATACGATCGGCTGCCGCGTCGAAATCGGTGATGCCGTCTCGCGCCGAACTGCCCACCCGGCGCGGCGCATCACTTGCATTTTCGAACACGAAGATGTCCGAGCCGAGCCCGCCGGTCAATTGGTCGGCCGCCGCGCCGCCGATGATGATATCGTCACCATCCCCGCCAGAAATCGTATCGCGACCGTCCTCGCCTCGCAGCGCATCACTACCTGCACCCCCGGACAACTTGTCGTCGCCTGTACCACCGGTAAGCAAATCTGCGCCATCGCCGCCGGCAAGATCGTCGTTGCCGCCCCCGCCGTCGAGTAGGTCGTCACCGGCACGACCGTCGATCTTGTCGGCCCCGTCTAGCCCCATGATCAGATCGGGCCGGCTGGTACCGACCAGCTTGTTTGCACCAGGGGTGCCCATTATACGATTAAGATACGGTTGGATGATGAGGTCGAACGTGTCGCTGGCAGCGGCATTGAATGTGTCAACCACGGTCACCGTGATCGAGATCGAGATGGGCGTCGCTTGGGATTGACTGACGGGCGGCGCGCCGCTGAACGTCCGGCTGGCAGGATCGAAGTGCAACCAGGACGGCAGCGCCTCGCCACTGGCAAGCGTCGCCTCCCAGATCAGCGTATCGCCGTCGTCCCGCTCACGAAACGCATCCGCCGGAACCGTGAAAGAGAATGCCTGAGTCTCGACGATTTGCCGGTCTGCCACGCCACGGTCGATGACTGGCGCGGTGTTGACCTTCCAAGGAACGTGAAACGCATCGTTTCCAGCGATCGCCTCGCCCGTGTTCCGTTCGACGATCGTCGCGAACCCAAAAGTGTCGGCGTCGATGTTGACGTTATACAATTCAAAGTCGTCTAGCCGATCGAGGTAGTAGAAGCGATCTCCCTCTTGCAGCCTATCGAGCTGCTCGTGAAGGATCACCCAGAACGTCTGTCCGACCACACCGCCGTTCACGTGGGATTCGAGCATCCCGCCCAGCCACAAATCCAGCCGGTCAATTCCGGCAACGACATTGCCCGGGCGTAGCGCGATGTCGGGATTGGCCGACACGAATGCGGCTATCTCGTCCGGGCCGGTCAGTGTCAGATCGGGATAAGCTAGTCGCAGTTGCGAGATCACTTTATCGGACAGTCCGTTCCGAATTTGAAAATCCTCCCACGAACCGTAGGGGGAGAGGTTGCCGGCGAAGCCCACCGCTTCCGAAACATAACGATCGGTCGACGCCGACAACTGCGCCCGCACCTGATTCAACGTGCCAAGGCCTACGTCCCTGCCGCGCGCCACGTTGAAACTGAAGAGATCCGCCGGCTGACGCACAAGGTCGTTGCGCACTGCATCGACAACTTGGCCATCCACCTCCTCGGCGGCTTGGCGCGAGATTCCACCCAGGATCGATCCAACACCAATCTGAGCATAGCCAGGCTGCGGATCATAGCCATAGCTGCGTAACAGCTCGATCGGAGCAGTGAAGACTGAGGCTTCGTTGCTGGGGTTCAGGAATGCGTCGAGGAGCTGCACATCGCGCGTGGTCCCGCTCGCAGTCATCAGCCGAAGCGTGTCACCGACCATGGAATGGCCGAACCGATAGGCAGCCGAAGCGAACTCTTCCGAAATCGCGACATTGGTATCGGCCTGATAGCCGTTCCAACCGTGCGAGCCGAGCCCTCGCATGCCGCCAAGTAATGTTTCTGCAAACTCCGTAAAGACGACACGCTGATATTCGGCTTCGTTGATGATTTTCGCTGCTTCAAACAACGCATGCTCGCCACCGGAAAATCCGGAAGCCAAAAGGTTGTCGACATGGAAGTTGTGATTTCTGGCCCAAATCGTATGCATCGCGGTAAGCGAAATGTTCTCGTTGACGCGGCCGTCCCCGGAAACTACGTGGTCCAGCAGGTTTATGTAGGGGTTTGTATCGAGCAATAACGGTTGACCGCTGCCCATGAAGTCGCGCGCCATACCCGCCACGATCGCGCTGTCGATCCTTCCGTCCGCGTCGACAAGACCGGCGTAATAGGTACGAAATGTCGTCGTTCCGCCATCGACGTGGAAACGAGTGTCGTTGCCCCAATGTTCGGCGATCAATTGGCGAAGGGTCGGCAGCAGGTAATATCCGGGCGCCGACGGGTCCTCTGCTCCCATCGAGAGATGCGAGCCGACCCCACCCACCCCATCTGGTTCCCGCAAAAAGATCCCTACAAGAACATTGGATCCATAAGCTTGATTTTGATCGACAAAGGCTGCCGTATTATTGATGTGAACCGGATCACCGGCCGCATCAAACCCGGAAACGGTAGCACGCGTCAGATTCGCGGGGTTGTTTGACGATGGCGCAAAGTTGATCCCTGCCCCACCGATTTCGATGGTCCCGCTGCCGCCTTTCTTGATGAAATCCAGGCCATGATCGAAATATTGGCCAAAGGCGGTGAATAGCGTGTTGGCCCCACTGGCGGCGCGCAGTTGACCCTGTTCCTGTGCACCGACGAGATTGCTGATCGCGCGTGGATCAAGATCGGCGAATATGGGATTGATCCCGCGATTGCCTGTGGTCTGATCTGTCTCGCCGTGAGCCGCGTACCGACTTTCCGTCAAACGGATAAATGGGGTATCGGCCTGACCAAAGGTCTGATTCAACAGGTTATTACCCCTACCACTGAGATTACGAACGCCGGGTACAGCCTCCCCCACGGCATCGCCGTTGACCAATGCGTACAGGCGATCAATGTCCATCGTGCTCAAAGTAAAGTTTTCCATCTCAAAATCCATTCCTTAAAATGTATGAGAAGTATCGACAATATGTTGTCTAAGATTCTATACAATAGGATGAAAGTATGATCCGGAATTGTCCCACCAGCTCCTGAAAATGCTTGCGTAGCTATCGCCCTTTTCGCTCAAGCTTTCATCATAGGTGTAGGCTGATATGCCAGCCTTGTAACTAAAAACGGAGCTTAACGAGTCGATGATGTCTTGGGGACGACTCGATCCGATGATACGATCATCGCCGCCGTTCGTATCAAAAACAACGCGATGATCTGAAGATAGAGCGGTAATATCGACAATGTCGGTCGCCCCACTACCAGAAACCCTGATGGTGTTGTAATCCAGGCTGGTGAACGGAGCAGAGAAATCGCCAACGACCACAATCGTGTCTCCAGCGCTGCTTCCACCGTCTGGGACACCATTGCCATTATTGGCGGTCACGGCGAGGGTGTTGATCTGCAGCTCCTCGACCTCGTCCAGTTCGGCGACGATGGTTCCGTTACGGGTGATGACGATTTCGGTCTCGTTCGCCAGGTCGGCGCCCAGACCGGCTGCTACAGCAGCAGCACGCGCATAGATGGCGAAGGATTCAGCAGTAGCGTCGCCGTTCAAAATGAACGTGTCGCTGCCCGCGCCACCGGCGACGATGTCGCGCCCTCCAATTGCTGCGAACTGGGTAATAAAATCGTCGCCCTCGCCGGCAACGATGATGTCATCGCCGCCGCCACCGTTGATCCGGTCGACGCCGCCGAAACCAAAGACGATCTGCGATCCTGCTGCGCCCGCAGCACCGTTGAGATTGTTATTGGCCAGCGCGGTTCCGCTCACCACCGCGTAAGTTGCGGTTCCGAACCGAATCTGCTCGATAGAGTTGAGTTGATCGCTGCCCTCGTTCCCAACCTTATCAGTGAGAAGCATTGTCGTGCCAGCGCTGCCGAACTGAAATGCGCCGGCGCGACCTGCGTAAATCGCAAGATCAACTGCGCCGTCGCCGTTCAGAACGTCGTTTCAAGCGCCACCGGTCAGAAGGTCGTTCTGGTTTCCTGCCGAAATGACGTCATCGCCGGCGCCACCGATAAGGTTGTTGATACCCGCCGATCCAGTGATCTGGTCGTTACCCGACCCCGAAACCACGTTGTCGATGGCGTCAAGCGTATCACTAGTTGCAGACGTAGCGCCGGAGCCAATCACGAGCGTCGGCAGCGCCAAGTTAAATGACAAATTGCTCGAAAAGCCGGAATAATCGACGGTATCCAGGCCGACTGATCCATTGAAGCGATCGGCGGCGTTGTCGGCAACGACAACGAAAAGGTCATTGCCGGCGCGCCCGTCCAGGAGTTGTGATCCGGCTGCGTCATGGAAGCGATCATCGCCCGCAGCCGTCACGACTTCCTCGACGTTCGCAACCGACTTGAACCCGGGCAGCGTTGGCGCCGCCATATCGATATCGATGCCGAAGCCCAGTGGAATAAGGTAGGTGATCCGATCGACACCGCCTGCCAGATCGACCGAGACTTCTTCCACGCTGATTAGCGTTTGGCCCGTCACGGCAAGCTGCGCACCATCCCAGGTGACGACATGGCTGTTCGCCGCAGCGGTTCCGATCAATTCAAGCCGGTCCAGCCCATCGCCGCCGTCAATGACGTCGACCCCGTCGCCGGCCACGTAACGAAAGCGATCAGCACCGGCTCCGCCGAACAGGGTATCGTTCGCGACGCCTCCATCGATGATATCGTTGCCGTCGCCACCATTGATCGTGTCCCGTCCGGCCTGGCCGTAAAGAACGTCATTGCCGCCGGCGCCATCGATGGTGTCGTTGCCGGCGTTACCGTAGGCGATATCGCGCGTGGCATCGCCGGAGATGGTGTTCGAGGCCGTAGTGCCGTTCCGCACGGTGATCGTCGTATCGAAGGTTCCAAGCGTGCCCGTGGCATGGACCAGAAGCACGGAGGTGCTGCCAACGACAGGCGCCGTTGTCGCGACCAGCTGATTTGCAGCGTTGACGGCAAATCCCGGAGTGCTTCCCGGAAGCAGCGTAAAAGCGAAATCACCCTGCGGTGCGAGGCTCAGCGACGCTAGCACGCTGCCGGCGGTTTCCGGGTTCTTCAAACTCCGCATAAAACCGTAGTTCCGACTTCTTCCAACATGTTCCTTCCAGTCACCCCATACCCCTAGGCGGCTGGAAGCCCGCCCCTGAAGGCGGGCCAGCCTAAGCCAACTGCGGCAAGCGGATGTAAACTCCGCCATCGAACAGCGCACTTGCGAGGATTCTATGTCGAAGCCTTCTACGCGGCCAACATCACGGCCAACATCGAAGCTGAACCCGAAGCCGATGCCGCAACCGATATGGGACGATCGGGCGCACGTGGCGCTAAGCCGACTGTTCAATCAAGAGCAAGGTCGATTGGAGCGCCAGGGCTTATGCGACGGCATAGCTGCGCACGAACTGCTAACGCTTGAATTCATCGATACGCATCGGACCCAACTCGCATACACTCCCCGTTTTTTACGGAATGAGGAGCGTGTCTCCGCTGGTGTCTTTTTGCAAAGGCTGTGGCGACGAACCAAGCAGAAATCGGGTTCGATACCCGTGGGCATTTCCGCGCAGCTAACCGAATTCGCTACGGTCTATTTTCCGAACTTTGTCCCTATTCTACGAATTGAATATCTCAGAATGCTTAGAACTGCATCTTCGGCTGATGAAGTAGAGTATCACGGCCTAACTCGTTTGGCCGCTGCATACCTACATGGGGCCAAGGATGACGCCGAGCGCGAGATCCGAAGAATGGGCGGAAGTCTTCATTGTAGCCTTATAGACTCCGTCGAAATCCGTATCGAAACCCGATCCGCGATAGCGCAACTATAGATTTGCGACATCGCTTCTTTACTTTGCTCTTAATTCACGCCCTATGTCCCTCTATATGGTCACAGGTGGCGGAAAAATGTCAGGTGAAGCTTGGGGATTGCCCGCAAATCAGGGGCTTTCGGCCTTAACCCCTCCCCCTGCCAAGCCGAAGCGGTATCGGGCCAAGCTTTCGACCGTAGCCGACGTGAACCGGGAAATTCAGCGGGTCTATCGCGAAGCCCGGTCGAACTTGCTCGATACCGGCGACGCCTCGAAACTCGCCCATATTCTGAGCCTGATCGCCCGCATTCACGAAACGACGGACTTAGAAGCGCGCCTTGCGAAGTTGGAGGCGTCGGCATGAGCGCATCGCTCGCGCGCCGCATCGCCAAGCTTGAGCCGCGCATCATTCCGCAGCGCGTCCCGCATGTCGTCATAGTTCCCACGGGGGGCACTTCGATCGAAGCTATTGCGGCTTTCAAGCGGCAGCACGCCCGTAAGCTGAAGCCCTACCATACCGTGCTTGTGCTGCCCGCTCGAATCGAAGGCGCGGAAGCAGAGGCGGATTTCAAAGATCGCTTTTTCGCGCACCAAACTCGGTTGGTGGCGGATGCGAAGTCGAGCACGAAGGACTTGAGCAATGGGTAGCAACGTCTGTTTGACGAACGATCCGTTCGCGCTCGAATGGGTTGAGAGCCATCAAATTCAGGCGCGCCGCAATGCGAGCCTTGGCGACGCTTCAAACTTTCATGGTGACGCCTATAATTCTATCCAACGAGCGCATACCGCCCTCGCGGAAGGCCTCGGCACCATCGCTAAGCTGGTCAAAGACCCCACCAAAACCGAAGTAGTGAAGCACGAAGTTGCCGAGCGGGTGGCGAACCACGTAGTCGGAACGCTAGAGCAATCGGCATCTGTCTTCCGATCGGTATCGGCGGCGCTTGCCAATCAGGCAAACGAAGCCATCGCCGATGCCTTTGCGATCGACGAAAAGCGCATTGGCATCCATGCCGAAATCCGGGAATGGATAAGGCAGACGGCCAAAGTCGAAGGCGGGTTGCAGACGATCCGCAAGGAAATGGCAGCCGACGCCGAAATCGCGGCAGTCATTTTTCAGCGGCAGCACTTCCTGCTCGGCCTCGCGTCCGAAGCGCGCGACCGATTGCTTTCGGATGCGATCGAAAAGCACGTTCCGAAGGCGGGGGAGAAGGTCGCCCAGGCCGATGATTTACGTGCGCTCGCGATACGCTACAGCCAATTAGGGAAGGCTGTTCGGCGCAGCTTCTACAATCCGCAAATGGCGGCTCAAGCGAAGCTTCGGGTGGAGTTCGGTTAGCCATGACGCTCGCTCAACAGCGGATTGGCGAAGTGCTGAAGTGGATACAGATTTCGAGCGCTCCCCGACGAACACCGCTCAACGATCCTACGATCGTCGGGCCGTTCGCGGTGATCGTGCCCTCCGAACTCGACGCGCCGCTAACGCCCGGCTTTGCAGCGAACGCGCTGCCGCTATTCGCGCCGAAGGCGCAATGCGAAGGGCTGGCGCTGCCGCCGATCGACAAGGAAGCGCCAGCTTCACAGGATCGGATGAAAGAACGGCTAGAACACCTGCTTTGGAAGGTTCAGGCGGGCGCGCTCCCGCCCTGCCGCTTCGTGCCCCTCCCAGACGGACGGGAGACGCTGCGGGAGGCAATGGAGCGCGCAGGGGCCACGGATACCGACTTAGACCGCCTCCCGCTGCTAGGCGTGCCCCTGTGGGCATTGTCGGCATGGGATAGCGCATCGATCACGGCGAGGTTGGCGTCCTTCCCTTAGCCGTGCCAGCCCGTCGCCGCGCGACGGCGGGCGTCATCCCCCGGCGCTACGTGTAGTGCCCACGCCCGATGCGCCGGGGGATGATTTTAGCTTTGATGTTGGCCGCATTGATGGCCGAAGCCAACCGCAGCTTCAGAATACACAGCAACGTCAACGAGTTGGCCGCAATCTAGGCGGAACCTATATCCGCCATGGTCAGGAGTCCGAACACGTAAGCGTTCGCTTCCAAAAGCGTCCAGTAGTTACCTGAATATTATCCATTCCAGTCGCTCGATTTGAAGCCGCGATTAGGTCTTGGCTATTCTCGAATATATAGCTGAGTTCCTGATATAGAGGGCCGACGTTTACCCCCGTCGGGTTCTTGTCAGCCTCTACAACGAAGTTGACAACCGCCTCATCAAATCGACGAGCGCTCTCCTTACCGTCTGCATCCAGATATGGCACTACAAAGGCTAGCTTGGCGCGCTGCTGACGAAGATTAAGCAACACTGCCGTTCTCGAAGCGGTAGTATCTTTGCCGCGCAACGCAGCTTGCATATAATTAGGTACAAGGGCCTCAAACTCAGCCGCGACTGTACGAAAGCGTTCAACGTCTCCGAGGCGCTGAGTTCGAATAGATTGACACTCTGCAGTACGATCCTGCGCCACAAAGCCGAAATAGCTGGTGCATATTGTTGTAGCGAGAAAACCTCCCACCATAAGCAAGCGATCCCATCCGGATAGCTTGGCTGTCTGCGGCGGTAGATCGGAGTTCATAGCAGCGCTATTCACTTCTTTTTCTTCTTAACTATTCGAGATCGAGCCTTCATCGAGGTCTTAAGACCAGTATCCGCTTTTGTTTCAAGCAAAGCGTCACACATTTCGCGAAACTCTCCGAAATGCGCCAATTTCATTGATCCGATGATACGCTCTTGAACCTCCACCGCGCACGGATCATTTTTCAACATAGCAGAGTTTTTTATCCGAATCTCTGTAGTTTGCCCGATAGCTGCCCCTGATAGGGCTGCTGTCATCAGGGCGCCGATGACCAGTGGCGCAATGTGCCCATTGTAGATCCGCTGAAAGCCTGGCGAAGATATGCTCTGATCTAGTTCTGGTACCAAATCTCGCCGTTGACGAAGATAGCGCAACGCCTCGGCAATTTGTAAACACGCCCCCGCCTTAACTTTGGCTTCTTCAGCAGCTAATAATCCAGCTACATAGTTATTGAATAACTGTATATTCAGATCATCTAAAGTGCTAAAGTCGTCTTCGGTGGTAAGTAATTTTGTGCTATTTGTACCGTCGAATACGAACTGCTTAAAGGCAGCCTTTGCCACTTCTTCTCGGAGACTTCGATCGAGTTGCATGACGGGCGTTGGGCGACCTACGGCACCGCGAAGGTCAGCAGTGAGGGACGCTTTCTGTTTTCGGCCAAGCCAACGAACCGGCCTGACCATCATATCTTCACCCGGATAGGCGCGAACAGCCTTCCTTCGCTCTACTGGGCCGGTGATTTCTGCGAATAGAACATCACCGATATAGGTTTTGCTGGGGATAATTAGAACGGCACCAACAGGCAGATCATAATACAGCCGCTGAATTGCGCCGACATATTTGCCGATGCGCCGATTAGACGCCTTGCCCTTGTAATCAGCCGGATCGCGCGATGGCTCGCTTGAGCGCTTACCAAGATGCCAATCCCGAATCTCGATCGAACGCGCTACAATCTCGCGAAGCGCGACGGTCGTCTTTGGCTTCGTATCGAGGGAAAGCGGCAAATCCGGAAAATCCAGGAATACCGCATTCTCTCGCTGGAAATCATCGTACAGGGAGAACGATGCGCCGGGACGGATAACGAACATATCCTCGTTATCGCCGATCATGCGAGTCGCGATATCGATCACAATGACGCTGTGGCCGCCGTCCGACATACTACCGTGTCTCTCCCGAAAAACGGCATGCTAGGCCGCCAGGTGAGTGCGATACCATAACGGCTAACGATTGACGAAGCGTCGATTGTATACCGCCACGAAGATGGCCGGCATGTTGGCCGCAGCCGCCAACAAGGCGCTAAGTCGTTGATTTCACTCGGAAGTTGGCGGAGACGGAGGGACTCGAACTCCGGCGGTCCGGCACAGTGGGAATTTTCGGTTTTCGCGACAGATGAGTGTTGGGATACCCCCTGGGATACCCCCGAATCCTGATCGTGCCGGTCAAAGTCGCGATCGGCCCGGATGCCACACCGGGATCTCTTCGGCCGGGCGGTCCCGACCTAATCTACTGCCGGCCCGCATATCGCATGACCCCTGGGCCTAAGCCCCGATGCTGGTTCCTATCCAGCCATAGCCGTGTGTGAGGTGGCGGTTCTCACCTCCGATCGCGCGTTCGACAATACACCTTGTATTGCGATCCTCGCAAACTCAGCTAGGATTCCACGGGGCGACCATCGCCGGAACTACCCAGAGCATCCGATGAGGTTGCAGGCCGCAAGGTCACCATGGGCCGGGGGGTCGTCCCACCCTACCCGAAGATTGCCAGGAACTCGCGCTGCTGCTCCGTCAGGGGAATCGTGTCGGCGTTGGGTACGATCTTGGCGCCGTAGCTGAGATAGTTGCCGCCTCGGCTATACACGATCGGCTTCAGCATGCGGGCGAAGCGCGGTTCGACGTTGCCGTAGAAGTCCGGCTCCAGCGCGGCCGTCAGCCCCGACATGACGAGGTCGGCGATCTGGAGGCCGAAGCGGCTGCCATGATCCTCGGCTTCGATGGCGGAAATGTCGATCACCGGCCAGTGGATGCGGATCTCGGGATCGGCCGCATCCTTCAGCCGCTGGATGTAGTGCTGAAAGTCGTCGTAGTTCATCGCGCGCCGGCGTGAGAAAACGATCTTCACGCGGCCGTCGCCCTCGGGGACCATCGGTCGCATATCCCGGCAGAGCCAGGATAGTCGCTCAAGCAGGTAGCGGCACATGTAATGGTACAGCTGGTTCTTCTGCTCGTACATGCCGGCCGGGATGATCGGCTTGTTCGCGATCACCGCGGTCGCGCGCATCGGTCGATCGCACAGGCCGGTGATCGCCATGACACGCTGCGCGTGGTCGAAGTCTTTGTAGTGAAGCGGCTTGTGCTTCTTCTGCTGCGGCAGCTGCTCGCGGATCTCCTTCGCCCAACGCACAGCGTCCAGGTCGCGGGACTGGCGCCAGACCGTCGCACCGATGGTCAGCCAGTGCGAAGAGCCACCGCCGCGACCGGGCACCCGGTACCTGTCGGGGTTCAGGCCGTCGTCGCCCGCTTCGTCGATATAGGCAATGAAGGAATGCGCCATCGCCCGATTGGAAAGTAAGTACGTGCCTAGAGTCAACGACCTGTGTCGCGCATCTCCAGCACGAGCTCGATCGGCGATGCTTGGCGATCCGTCCTACCCGGCCTAGAATCCATGGATGCAGCCTGCCGATACCATCGACGACACGAACATCACCGCCTCCGCCCGCGCCGACCAGACCCGCCTTGAGATTTCCCCTGGTCTCGACGTCGCCCGGCGCAGCAAACTCGGCCAATTCATGACGCCGGCACCGATCGCAAGCCGGATGGCGCAGATGTTCGGTCCGATGCCGCGGGACGTTCGCCTTCTCGACGCAGGCGCCGGGATCGGGGCGCTTACCGCTGCATTCGTGACAGAGGCGTTGGCACGGAACGAAGTGCCCAGATCGATCACCGTGACGTGCTTCGAAGTCGACGAGGCCATGGCGGCGCACCTGGCTCGTACATTGCACGATTGTGCGGTTGCGTGTGCCCAACGCGACGTGGCGTTCCAGTCCGAGATCGTGCGAGACGACTATGTCCTCGCGTCAGCCGAACCACTGTTAGCCCGCGCCTGGTCGTTCAATCGGGCGATCCTCAATCCGCCCTACGCCAAGATAAACACGACTTCGCCCTGGCGCCTTGCCTTGCGATCTGCCGGCATCGAGACGGTCAACCTGTACTCGGCGTTTGTGGCGCTAGCCGTGAACCAGCTCGACCACGGCGGCGAACTGGTCGCGATTACCCCGCGGTCGTTCTGCAACGGCCCCTACTACGAGCCCTTCCGTCGGCACCTGCTCGCCAACACCGCGCTCCTGAAGTTGCTGGTGTTCGAATCGCGAAAGAAGGCGTTTGCCGACGACGATGTGCTTCAGGAGAACGTGATCTTCCACGTTCGCAGGGACGACGCACAGCCGATCGCCGTTCGGCTCGAGACTGATCTGGGCTGCACGCGAGACGTGCCCATTGCCGAAGTCGTGCGACCGGGTGATCCAAATGCCTTCATCCGGCTGGCCATCTCGAACGACGATGCTGCGCTGGCGGAGAAGGTGCAGGCGCTGCCGTGCACCCTCGCCGAGCTGGGCATCAAGGTTTCTACGGGTCGCGTGGTCGACTTCCGCGCCAAGGAGCAACTGAGGAAGGACGCCGGCGAGGGCACTGCGCCTTTGATCTACCCCGGGCACATGAAGGACGGCGGCGTCGTGTGGCCGATCGCCGACTTCAAGAAGCACAACGCCATTCTGATCGATGACCATACGCGGTCGCAGCTCGTCCCTTCAGGGCGCTACGTGCTGACGAAGCGCTTCTCGGCGAAGGAGGAGCGCCGGCGCATCGTGGCATCGGTGTACGAGGCGACCGAACCGGCGGGCATCGAGAACCACCTCAATTACTTCCACGAGGCGGGCGCCGGCCTACCGGCGGATCTGGCGATCGGCTTGGCGGCCTTCCTCAATTCGACGGCCGTCGACGACTATTTCCGCCTGTTCTCCGGGCACACGCAGGTGAACGCGACCGACTTGCGGAACCTGCACTATCCCACGCGGGTCGAGCTTGAGCAGCTAGGCCGCGTCACCCTTGGCGATTGGACCGCACTGGACGACGCGGTCGGACGTATCCTCGCACGTGGTGTCGTAGGAACCGACGAATAGCTGTTTCGACGGGTCGCCTTGAATCCAGATGTACGTGTCGATTGCGATGTTTCGATGCGTCCCCTGCCTGCCGGCCGCGTCCTTCCAGGTCAGATAGGTGGTGGTGAAGCCCACCCCCGACTTGCCGTGGCGCTGAGCGAACTCGGTCATCTTCGTCACCTTGGTGATGTCGACTTCGCCATCGCTGGTTACCGCCTCGATCACCCACAGGTGATCGGTCTCAGGATTCCAGAGCAGCACGTCCGGCATGGCGTCGCCGAGCTCGAGCTTCACGCCCGCCCGCGCCATCGCCGCCTTCTCCTTCGCGCTGACGCGATCGCCGTCGCTGTCGTCGATGTACAGCGCCTCGTACCCGGGTAGGAACTTCGCGGCGTAGAGATCGACGCTCGCTTTGATCAGTTCGCCGTGATTGTTGTCGACGAGACCTTTTGCACGTTCGGCGATTTCCGCCTGGAATTCGAGCCGCTGTCGCGCCGCATCCTTGCTCGCCCATTCGGAGAGCATGTTCTGCCAGACGCCGTCATCGGCGACCAAGATCGCCTTGAACGCATCCTCGAGCCTGTACGCCGACGAAGGAGATTTGGGTTTTGGGTGACCAGCGATGAATTGGCCTTGATGCAAATAGATCGCTTCGAACCCGCCGAGGTCGCGGAGCGGCTTGATCCAGTAATCACGGCCTTCGCGATCGAGCTTCGTCCTGCCGCGCTGGAGGATGCCGACATGGCAGGCGATGTGCGCCGTGGTCGCGCCATCGGCAAACTTCGCGCCGCTGGGCGCCAGGTTGGGCATCCAGCTTGCAGTCTCGTCATCGAGCATTGCGAAGACGGCATCGACCAGGTCGGCGTTGCCGCTCAGCGAAATGCGGCTGAGCACCTCCCGCACCTTGTCACGCGTGACGCCCTGATAGGCATCAGGCACGGGATACCCGTTCTTTCTGATCCGCCTCTCGCGCAGTTCCTGCACGACGTCCTCGATCTTCGCCATCCGCTCCCCCGATTCGCATCGTCTACAAGATACTTAGCAGCGGAAAATCAAAACGATGAACGCCGCGCGCGATCACCGGAACGAGGCAACAGCATCCTCAATGAGTCGTGCCGGTTCGGGGCGCATGCTGCTAATCGAGCGCCATTGCTCGTCACCGGGCCGCTTGGCTTCCCAATATTTCCATCCGTCGAGCGACGTTCTGGCTCCGCTCTTCGTCGTGCAGGACTCGCTCGCGGCGCTCGACGGTGATGAATAGCGCTGGCCTTCCACCACCCAGCTGCCGTCAACGATAATGCCGCTGAGTGCACGACCATTGTAACGCATGCGAACCTGAGTTCCAGCGGGCAGCGTCACACCTTTACCTGTCCAGGCGCGCCCCTCAGCCACCGGGCTAATACGCTTCGGCACCGCCTCGTCGGTGATGCCAAGCAGGCGTCGCAGCACCTCGTTCGGCGTCTCCGCGAAACTGCTACGCTCAGCTTCGATACGCTTATGAACGTCGAAATCGATCTCGATCGTACGGTGTTCCATGAGTCGCCTCCATTGCTCGCGACTCAGTTATTTCAGTAGAAAAAGTAGTGCAAGCAGTTTCTCGCACCTGAGATCATGCCCCCTTGGTCTTCCCCTTCAGCTTGGCGGCCTTCGCGTTGATCACCTTGGTGTCATAGATGCCGGTCACGACGAACTCGAGCACGTCGACCGCGTCGAACAAATCCTCGCTAGTGACGTCGTCGCCGCCATGCGTCCCCAGATTGCCGATGACGCGCAGGCCCTGCAGCTGATCGGCGTGCACCGCGCCGCTGGCGAAGGCGTCGATCCGCTCCTTCAGGTCCATGCGTAGAATCTTGCCCTTCTTCGTCGTCTTCTCGGTGGGAACACCTTGGTCGTCTAGCAGGCGCTCGACCGCAGTCCGCAGCCTGGCGACGCACGCGGCGGTGTCCGTCCAGTACATGCGGAATGCGACGCCCAGTTCCTTCGCGACCGGTCGCGGCACGTTCTCCGAGAGGCGAAACAGCGCGGGCGCGGGGAACACGGCCTGGATCCGCAACACGTCTTCAAGGCCCCACACGGTCTTACCGTCCGGCAGGTCGAGCTCAGCCTGCACAACCTCGACGTCACCGATCATGTGGACGATCTCGCCGCAGCCGGGTTCGTCACACCGCATCTCGGCGGACCACCGCTCGACGTTGTGGTCAGGTTCCCAATCGTCCCAATGCTTGTCACGCCATTCCGACGAGTACTTCGGCTCACGTACGCTCAGGCCGTCCTTGACCAGCTTCAGCTTGCCGGGGGTGCATTGCGGGCAAGGCAGACCGGGCAGTCGCTTCTTCGCGACGGTGCGGTGCCAGAGGGGGCGATGGATCGTCATGACCAAACGCTACGCCAGATATTGAGGGCGCGCTATGGCCCCGTATTCCAGGGCATTTCCTGGGATCCCACCGGGTCAGGCTCCTCGCGCGCCCTCATCGCGAACATCGACGCCAGCAGATGCGCCGACAGCCGACCCTCGTAGTATGCCATCTCACCCCATGATTCCCACCGGTCGCTGCGCGCCAGCATCCACGCGAAGAACGCGTCCCGCTCGTCCCGCCGGGCGAACGTCATCGACCAGATCGTCTCCTGGGTGGGCATGCGGCCCGCGTTCGGGTGCCGGTCGATCAGCACGACCGCCGCGTCGCGGGCGACGTCCTCGCACTCGACCACATACCGCAGCTCTCCGAGATCGATGTGCGGGTTGGCGCCGTCGGGCGGATCGCTAGGCGCGGCCATCTCGCTGCGCCCCTTGATGCGCGGCGCCGACGTGGCGGCCGGCGGGCGCGTCGCGCGGATCATCCGCATCACGGCCAGCCCTTCGTCGGTCAGCCGGATCGTCGCCGACCCGAACGTCGCCGGCTCGCCGTGCGTCGCGAGCAGCCGCTGCGACACCAGCCACGCGATGTAATGCGAAGCGCCGAACCCGCCCTCGTCGCCCATCACCTCGCGCGCCAGCTCGAAGATCGACGGCGACTGGCCGCGTCCGTGCGCCGCCAGCACAGTGTGTATCATGTCGAACTGCGCATCGTACTGGAACGCCTTCACCGCAGCCTTCGCGAAGCCGAAGCGGCCTTCCCACAGTGCGTCGCGCACCGACGCCCAGCGTCGATCCTGCTCGTCGAACACCCCGGAGAGCTGCGGCTTCACTCGCAGCCAGTATCCCCACGGCAAGTCGGGATCACGCTCGCGGCAATAGTCCGTCAGGATCAGCGGGGGTGGCGGTGGCTGCACGATCACGCCCTCGCCGGTTCAACCGACCGTTCGAACGAGGGTGCGGGCAGCGCGATCATCGGGGCGGGCAGTGCCAGCTGCGGCGGAGGTGCGGCGACGTCGGCCAGGGCGCGCGCGAGGCGGCCGACCTGGGCCTTCACGTACGGCACGTCGGCATAGATCGCGCCGGTCGCATCGCGATGCGCATCCATCGGGCTGAGGTCGCCCCGATGATTGCAGCGGAAGCCGAGCCACCACACGTCATCGGGGCGACCAGCCTCCGGCACATGGCAGCGCGCCATCGCCTCGTCGCCGCCCTCGCAGATGCCGCTTTCGTCGATGCCGCGATGCGCGGTGACGCCGAGTTCCGTCGGGATCGCGTCGTGGCGCCACCCGAACAGCGGGTGGCCCTGCTCGACCCCGACGTATCCGCAGAGATAGCCGCCGTCGGTGCAGCGCCGGTACATCGCGTCCAGGCCGGTCGACTCGTCGATCCACTGCTGCTTGTCCGCCTCGTCGCGCCAGGGCCCGTCCGCCCAGCCCGCCTTCTCGCGGCGGAATGGCTCATAGCTACGCAGCGCGGTCGTGCACATGTCTCGATCTCCCTCCGGCGGGGCATCCATAAGGACGCCTCAAGCGTCCTATTGTTGGCGATCGTCACGCGCGGGACAAGCACAAAGATCGGTTGCCGATCGCCGCCGGATCCGCTGGAATCGCGTGCGGGAGAGCCGCGATGATGCATAGACTGGACGTCGACGACGAGGCGTTGGCGACGATGGACCGCGCCTACGCCGGGCGATCGGGCGGCACCGCCTGGCCGTTTGCGGACGCCGACCCTGACGGGCCGTCGACCGCGATGTTTGCATGGGTGCGCGCTGGCGCGCGCGAGGCGCGATGCCTGTGGTGGGTGGTCGAGCGGTACGGCACCGAAGCCATCCTGGTCGCGCTCGAGGAGATGGCGGCGCGCGGTGTCGACTTCGGCGCTGCGCGTGCGGCAGCTGCGGTCTGGATCCGAAAGGAAGCCGGGCGCGCATGGATCGAGGATCAACCGCTGGTGCGATGCGCGGGGCAGCGCTCGTTCCGCATCGGGTCGATGGGCGAGCGAATCTGGGAATATCGGGGGTGACGGCGGGGCGGCGCGGCGCAGGGTCGTGCCGCCCCTGGCGCGTCACATCATGTCGACGCCGGTGACGCCGGCGATGCGGCCCAGATCTTCACCGCGCTCGATCGCGGCCGCGAGCGCCGGGATCACGTCTCCGGGGTTGCCGCCGTAGCGACGGTGCGCGTCGAGCGATCCGTCATCGGCAACCTGGACGTAGTGGGTGCGCAGCTGCGCGTCGATGATGATGGCCTCGCCGCCGTCCTTCAGAATGCGCGAGATCGTGGCGTTCGGTTCGGTCGTACTCATACCATTTCCCTGCCCGGGCGCGGCCGATCCGCGCTTGGCCTAGGTGTATAGGATGATGGGGTCATCCTTGGGAAATGGTCGGAACGAAACGGGATCAATCGTCGGCGAGGGCTCGCAGCAGCTTCGAGTGCGTGGCGCGGTCGACCACACCGCGAAGTTCCCAGAGGTATCGCCCATCGGCGACCTCGCGATGGATCACCTCGAGGCGGTTCTTGAGTGGCGCGTCCAGCCCGACCACCAGATCGTCATGCTTGACGTCGAGGATGGCGACCAGCGCGTCGACCACGTCGCTGTCGGGCAGATTGGCCCCTTTCGCCCACCGGGACACTTCCCAGGCCGCCGTCTCGCGGATCTCGCCCGCTTTGTTCTCGATCTTGTTGCGCTTGAAATGGTCGTTCAGCAGGTCGACCAGCTTCGACTGCTTCATCATGCGCTGGTCGAGGACGCTGGCCAGATTTTTCGCAAACTCCGCGCGCATCGACGAGCGTCTGGCATTGATCGACTGGATGAAGACGTCGTCCACTTCGGGCCGGCGTTCGCGCGTCGCTGTCGTCGCATCGGTGGTCGCGGCACCGGACGGTGCGGATTTCTGCGGGTGGGCCATCGTCTCCCCTTTCGTGACGTGGACGGACGTTTTCAAAGATCCCTCGGATAAAGTATGTCCGAGGCGTCCTTTTGCTACGCACGCATTTCATAGCTTGCAATAGCCTAATCTGATCTGTCCCAGATTGGAACCGTCCACGTCACCGCCTCGGCTACGCAGCGTCCGCCAGACCGGTCACCGTCGCCCCGCGCGCGCGTGCCGCGGCGACGGCTTCGCGACGCATGCGCATCCGCCACGAATAGACGTCGTCGCTCTCGATCGTCTCGACGCCTCGTCGCATCGTGACGTAACGATTAGCGACGATGCGTTCGAGTTGCGCGCTCTCCTCGGGCGTGCGACGCGCAGCGGCGAACCGCTCGAGCGGGCCGAAATCGTCGTGGAGCAGGTACGCGCGGATCGCTTGCATGCGCGCCTCGTCCTCGGCCCGTGCGGCATTGGCTCGCACCGCCTCGGCAGTCGCCGCCATCGCCACCCGATTGTTGCGGACGTGCAGGCGCAGCAGGTGGATACACGCCGCGCTACCTCGTCGTGTCGGCAGACCTCGCCGAGGACGCCGAGAAGCTGACGAGCGTGATCGCCGCAACCGTCGCCGGGGACGTGAACGTCAATGCGAAGCTGGGCCTGAAGATCATCGTGATCAACGGCCTGCCGGACAAGACGGCGTTCCTGACCGACCGGAAGGAGCTCGCGGCAATCATCGCCACGCTGCGCCTGCTGTCGGATCCGGGCCTGAAGATCATCCCGCTCGACGACCCGCGTCGCCAGGCGGTGGGCTTCTGCGCCTACAACGACTTCGCCGCCAAGGGCGTCAACGACAAGGGCTGGGTCAAGATCGAGATCGCCTGATCGGCGATCTCGACTGCCCTTCCTCATCAGGAGTTTAGGTCATGAACAACAAGCGTCACGACGAAGCCAAGCGCATCGGTGCCACCCGTCACGCCGGCCTGATCGGCGGCAACCCCTACAAGTTCGGCGCCGTGTTTGGCGTTGCCATTGCGACCGTTGCGGCAGGCGAGCGCGGGGTCATCGAACGCGAGGGCGGTTATTTCCTCAAGGTCGAAGCAGTCGGCGAACCGGTCACCGCTGGCTCCGCGATCTATTTCGAGGCGGGCCGCGCCGACGCTGAGCTGCACAATGACGAAACGGACGCCGGCGGCATCCTCGTTGGATTCGCTGCGCTAGATCTCGAGGCCGATGTGCCTGTGGGCCAGGTCCGCGAGATTGAGGTGTTCATCGACAAGCGGCTGCACGTCGCAGCCTGATCCACCAATAACCCCAGAGCGCAGCGGGCCGGTCATCCTCGTGTGGCCGGCCCTTTGCGTAGGAGACTTCCATGGGCCTCAAACGATACCTCGGTCGCATCGCCGACGTGATGGCGCCGCATCTCGGCGACGAGCTGGCGTACCACCACACCGCGACCGGCACCGACACCACCGTCGTCGGATTCCTGAAGTGGAAGAGCGACGAGAACGACCCGATCGGCCGCCCGACCAAGCGCCAGCGCATCCCGGTGATGCGGGTGCAGAATCTGCCCTGGTCCGAGGACGACGTGGTCGGCGACTGGATCACCGGGACCGACGACGTCGAGTGGTACGTGAACGGCGCGCTGACGCGGGCATCGGGATGGACCGACCTGTACGTCGACGACCGGGGCCCGCGCCGCTGATCGCGATCGTCGATCCACCCCGGCACAACGTCACGCACCGGCGCGCAGCGCCGCCCTGCAAACCCAATTCCCGGGCAGTGGCATAAGATCACAGCGATTAGCTACTATCCGTCTCATGTCGCACGTTCGAGCCGATATCCTGACCTCCTTCGAAACGGCCATCGACGCCATTCCGATCGTCGCGGCCGTCTACACGCAGCCCGCTGTCCTGAACCCGCCAAGCGGCAAGGTGATGGTCGAAATCGGTTTCGCCGAGGAAGGCCCGAACGAGAAGATCGGTGGCGATTGGCCGAATGAGGTCGTGATCCGTCGCCCGCTGATCGTCGCCGCGCGTGTCGAAGCGGCCGTTCCCGGGAAGATGGACGCGAAGGTGTTCGAATCCGACGTGCTCGGTCCGATCGAGGTCGCGATCACGAGAAGCCCCGAGCTCGCCGGCATCGCCGACGACCTGTTCCTCTACGCGACCCAGTGGGAACCCGCGCAGGACGGACGCACCCAGACCATCGAGGCCACCCTGGCCTGGAAGCTCACCTACACCACCGCAGCCGGCGCGCCCGGCAAGGCGCTCTAAGGAGAAGACCATGGCTGTCGCATCGCTCTCGCCCGGCCTGCTGCACCGCTCGCGCGGTCAGTCGCTGATGACCATCGCCGGCGTGACGCAGGTGGTCGGTCACTCCGATCTGGCGCGGAACATCACCGTCACCGACCAGGACGTGAACACGAACGAGTTCTACGTGAAGACGCTGCTCGATTCGCAGATCGACGAGATGACGTGCGAGCTGACGCTGACCTTCTATCAGGTCAGCCGCCTCGCGCTGATGCTCGCGAACCTGTCGGACTATCACGCCGTCGCCCAGGCCGCCGCGCCCGGCGTCGTCATCGAGTACGATCTGGCGGACAAGGAGTTTCCGGTGATCGTGCCGCTCGAGAAGCGGATCACCAGCGGGCACATCGTCGAGGACAGCGCCGGCGTCGAGTTCATCGAGGGCATCCACTACACGGTGCATGGCGGCGAGCGCGGCTTCGGATTCGTCAGCATCCTGGCCAAGCCCGTGGGCGCGACCGACGACATCACCGTCACGTTCGACGCCGCCGCGGCGAAGGCCGTCCGGTTCAATATCGGCGAGCTCGGCAGCATCGAGGCGAAGTTCGAATTCCTCGAAGCGGTGAAGCCCGGCAGCGAAATGTCGCCCGAGTACCACTGCTACCACCGCGTGCTGTGGCGTCCGGACGGCGACATGACCCTGATCGGCGACAGCGCGGATCCGAAGGGCATCACCGTGAAGGGCAAGGTGGTCGCCGACACGACCAAGCCCGTCGGCCAGCAGCTCGGCTTCGTCGAGACGTTCGTCGAGGCGGCCTGATCATCGCGGGGCGGCCTCGTCCGCCCCGCCCATCCACCGGGGAGAATTTCGTGACCTTCCAGAATCCGCTCGCGTTCGTGAAGCGCAAGACGATCCCGCTGACCATCAACGGCACCGAGGTGACCGGCTACGCCGTCGACCTCGAGGAGCTGGACGAACTCGGCGAGCGCTACGCCTGGTTCGGCAGTCAGATGAAGGGCGAGAAGGTCGACATGGACACCGTACCCAAGTCTGAAATGCTGCGCGTCGCAAACGCGATGATCGCCGCCTCGATCGCGCCTGACGCATCGCCCGAACAGCGCCGGACCGTCGAAGGATCGGCCCGCAACATCGATGCCGGAGAGCGCGTGGATCTGATGCGCACGATCATGACCAGCTCCTTCCCGAAGATCGCCAAGGCGGTAGTGGACGAGGAGGGAAACGTTTTGGCGGAGCCGGTGAAGCCGAACCGGCAGCAGCGTCGCGGCGCCCGCTCGAAGGCTGGTGGCGCAAAGCCGCAGACCTGAGGGTGTACGGGCACCACCCGTGCCCGGAACGCCTGTGCCCCCGTCAGATCAGCGAACTCCACGCCGACGTGATGGCGGCGCACGACCGCAAGGTCGCGCTCGACACGCATGCGCGCTTCGTCGCGTCGGCGGCCGGATTCGGTGGCGACAAGGGCGGGCATCTGCAGAAGTTCTACGAGCGGCTCGCGAACGGCGCGGACGGCGATCCGGCACAGCCCGCTGGCCGCCCGATCGGCCTGTCGGAGATCGTGGCCATGGGCAAGCGCGCCATCGCCGACCAGGCTGCCGCATCCGACGTCGAGCGGGCGGAACGTGAAGCCGAGCAGGCTGCGGTACGCGAGATGTTCGAACGTCATCGCACGGGCGGGGCGTACGTCGCATAAGGTGACAGTGTTCTGCTAATCTTTGCAGATGGCGAGCACGCAGCGGTCCAACATCGAAGTGTTCTTCCGCGTGCTCGGTTCCGACCGGGTGCGCCGGGAACTGCGCGACCTGGGCAACGCCGCAGGCTCCGCAACGGGCAGGCTCGCGAATGCCGGGCGTGGGATCGGTGATGCGATCGGCGACGCCGGACGTCAGGCGCGCGAACTGGCGCGCACGCTCAGCCTGGTAGGTGCGGTCGGCCTCGGCGCGCTTGCCAAGGGTATCAAGGACACCACCGACAGCTCCGCCGAACTGACGAGCATCGTTCTCGCGCTGCGTGCCATCAACGGCGAAATCGGGAATGCCAAGGGGCAGCCGCTGTTCAGGGGGTCGGCCGATGGCAAGCTGAGCGACGTCAACGCCGGATCGGCCCGCCAGACCGCCGACGATCTGGCCTTCGTCCAGAAGGTCGCGGACGACGCAGGCACGTCGATCAAGAACCTGGCGCAGCAGTACATCGGTCTGCAGGCGTCCGCCGGCAAAGTCGGCGTGCCGCTCGAACAGGTGCGCGAACTGTTCACCGGCTTGGGCAACGCGGCCGTCGTGCTCGGCATCGACGACGAGAAGCTGGGCCGCGCTTTCACGGCTTTGAACCAGATCGCCGGAAAATCAGCGGTCACGTCCGAAGACCTCAAGGGGCAGTTGGCCGAAGCCGTCGATGGCGCGATCCCGCTCGCCGCCGAAGCGTACGGGATATCGGTCGAGGCGTTCCTGAAAGCGGTCGGCGACGCGCAGATCGATTCAAAGGAATTCATCGACCGCTTCGGTCGCGCGCTGAATCAGCAGTATGCCGACGCGGCGCTCGAGGCGTCGAATACGACCCGCGTCGCGCTCGGCCGGCTGTCGAACGCGTTCTTCCTCGCCAAGGTGTCTATCGGCAACGGGGAGCTCGACGAGGCCTTCCGTCGCATCGTCAACGCCGCGACGCTCCTCCTGCGCACGCTCAACGCGAACGGCGCGTTCACCCGATTCGGTGCCAACCTGGCAGCTGCGATCCGCCCGCTTGCCGATCGCTTCGAGCAGGCCGTCGATGGCGGCTATGATTTCGAGCGGGTGCTGAATGCCATCGCGCGCGCCGCCAAATTCCTGGTGGACATTTTCATCGGCGTGGTGCGCGCTGCGGTGCGCCTAACCGATGCGGTTGGCAACATGCGCGCCGTATTTGCCGGGTATGGCGTCCAGCTGCCGAAGATCAGCGACGTGCTGGTCGGGATCTTCGACCGCGTATTGATGGTAACAAACGCCATCCGCACCCGCAATTTCACCGGCAACGGGTTCCTCGACTTCTTCGTATCGATGTACGCGCTGATCGAGGCATGCGTGTTCGCGATCGGCCGCCTCATCGCACCGAAGGTCGGTCCGGGTGTCAGGACGCTCGAACAGTCCTTCGCGGCGATTGCACATTGGCTGAATCAGGCGGCGGCCGCCATCACGACGCTGGCCTCTGGCCAGGTCAGTTCCGTTCTGGACGAAACCGGCGAAGGCATTCTGGTGAACCTCGTGCAGGCGATCGATAGGGTTCGCCAGCTGATCGCATCGATCAAGCAGGCCTACGCGCTGCTATCGGGCAAGGGCGCGCCGAAGGGTGCCGACATCGACACGCAGAAGATGTTCGCGAAGCGGGACGCGCTCGGCGACCTGGTGTCGGGCCGCGAGAACCGCGCGCGCATCAACGAGAAGGGCGAGACGCTATACGACCCCGAGCAGTTCGCGCCGCTGTTCGCGGTCCGCGACATGTTGACGAAGCTGGTCAATTTCTTGTGGGATAATCGCGGTGCCATCGGCGCGCTGTTCGACGGGATCGTGGACGGCTTCGCCGTCGTCCGGGGCACGATTGAGCTGCTCGGCTCGATCATCGACTGGATCGGCGACAAGCTCGCAGCCCTTGCCGACCGTCTCGGCCCGGTGGGCAAGGCAGTCGTCGCCGTTGGTCGTGATCTCGCAAGCTACTTCGACTTCAGCAGCTTCGCCGAACTTCTGGCCTACACGATCGGATTCCTCCTCGTCATGGATCGGGCGCTCGGCGTCGTGCAGACGATCTGGAAGGTTTTCGCGGCGATCGGCGGCCTGGTGAAGAGCATGGCCGCGTTCCTCTTCCTGTCGGTCCCCCAGTTCCTGGTTATCGCCGCCATCATTGGCCTGATCACCTTCCTCGTCCTGACCCTCGTCGAGAATTGGGAATTGATGGGCGACGAGATCGGCAACATCGGCAAGTTGCTGAAAGCCGGAATCCAGAACGCGCTCGCGTCGTTCCTGCGCAGCATCGCGTCGCTGCTCGCGAAGATTCCTGGCGTCGGTGGCTGGCTCGAAGAGAAGGCCAACGCGGCGGCGTCCAACTACGATATGTACGCCGACGACAACCGCGTTCAGGCCGTTCGCGACAGCATGGCCGCGACCGAAGCGCGCAAGAAGCGCAACGGCGGCAAGGATCCGTTCGAGAACGGCCCGCGCGGCGCCTTCGACTGGTTCAAGGACAGCGGGTTCGCCGGCACGTTCTCGAGCTTCGGCGCGAAGCAAGACGAAACGAACAAGACGCTCGAGCAGATCGCTGCCCAAGGCGCGCCCAAGGACGATGGCCGCAGGTTCGACGCCGACCTGCGCCGTGCCGCGCTCGAGGCGGGCGGCGGCGCGGATGCGAACGGCCAGTTCAAGCGCCCCGTCGTGATCATGCTCTCCGAGGGGGGCCAGGTCGAACTGCGCGGCCGCGCCGACGACCCCACCCTCGACAACCTCGCGGCCCGCACCGCGAAGAACCGCACCGGCCCGTCGCCGGCCTGGAGTCAGTGATGACGATCCCCTGGACCTGGCTGACCATCAACGGCGCCAAGCCGCTCGACCGCACGACGCGCAACGTGCGCGCTCAACTCTCCTTCATCGAGACGGGCGGAGAGATCGTGCGCCTAGCCAATGGCACCCGCCGTTCGCTGCGCCGGCGTCAATTCGACAAGTATCGGTTTACGCTGTCCGGCGAAGCCGCCCGCAAACCTGCACTCGATGGCATTCGCAAAGGCGATACCGTGGTGATCGGCTGGCCGGGACACATCGACCTGGCTGGTGACGTCGCCGACGCGAACCTGCCACGCCCGGCGATGCCCGGCTCGATCCTGCGCTTCGGCGAAGTGGACGGCATGCTGGTCCAGCTGGCGCACGGAGCCGCTGGCGTGATGGTCACGGCGTTCCGCCCGATCCTGACCGTGATCGTCGATGATCTCGACGTCACCGAGGACGTCGCCAACGCCAACGTCAGCTGGTCGCTCACGGGGGAGGAGCGCTGATGGAACCGACGCTTGGTAACATTTTCATCGCGCTGGTGGACGAGGCCGACGTCTTCGATCCGGTCTTGCACGCGCGCAACGACTTCGACCTGGTCGACGCACGGCCCCGCTGGACCGAAACCGACTTCTGGTCGATCGAATGCGAGGTCGTGACCACGCCCGGCGGCGTTTTCTCGCCCGGCGGTCGCCGCAAGGTCTTCATCTCCGAAATGGTCGCCGGCGTCGTGCAGCTGTCCTTCATCGGGCGGATCGAGGGCTGGCCGATCGGTCCGGCGGGCCGCACGGTCACGCTGACGGTGATGTGCAAGCCGGCGCTGACGTACACCGAGCAGGGCCAAGTGGCGTCGAGCGCCGAGCAGATCGAGATCGCGGCGCTCGCGGGTATCAACGACGATCCGTGGTGGCTATTCTCCGACCCGACCGACAAGCGCACGGCGGATCTCGTCCTCGCGAGCCGCTCGGCGTTGCTGCACTGGGGCAGGTCCGATCTGCCCCCGGTGCTGGTCGACCTGATCGAGGGTTCCGGCTTCATCGACATCGGCAGCGGGTTCGTCGAGGGTTCGCTTGAGTTCGAGCAGCCCGCGCAGCCGATCAGTCGGGTCGATGTGACGATCAAGGCCGAGTGGCAGCAGAGCTTCCCGGTGGTCGCGAACCTGGCGAACGCGCTCGGCAACGAGGGGTATTTCGGCACGATCTCGTCGCCGGATTGGGGCGACTTCCCCAAGGTCGGCGAGAGCATCGGCGACTGGACGGTAATCCAGTCGTCGGTCGAACCGCGCAGCCCGCCCGCAGGGGTCAACGAGTTGAGCCGCGTCTTCACCGGCGTCGCCGGTGGCAACCGCAGTCTTGACGCCGCGAAGGCGCGCACCCCGACCCAGCTGCGCTTCCGGCGCATGTTCTTCGATGTCGACCTGCTGGCGACGACCGTCCTGACGGCCAATCGCCGCGAGTCCGTGACATTCAGCCTGGTGTGGGAGGGGCAGGAGATCGCCGGATATCAGGGCACGACCGAGACGGTCGAGCTCGAGTGCCGAAACCTGCGCCGCGATCTGGTCAGCGGCACGCCCCCCGCATGGGTTGCCGGTGTCGCGGTAGGGGCCGGTCAGCGGTGCGAGTTCGACGGTGCGATCTGGGTCTGCACCGCGGCGCACATCACCGGGGCGTCGCTCTATTCCGACTTCGGCAAATGGGCCCCGCTCCTTCTCGACTACAGCCCGTCGGGCGGACCGGCGATGGGGATTTTCTTTGGCGCGACGCAGCAGCTGACCGTCACCACCCCGCAGGGAAATATTCAGACGGTGACGCGCTCACCCACGCCGGGAGTGCGCGCGATCCGATACGGCATGCTTCAGGCGCGTGCGAAGCTGATCAGCGGGGTGCGCATCATCCGCGCGTCGTTCGACGTGCCGTGGGAGGACGTGCGCACGATCACCGGGCGCGAGCGCATGCGCATCGCCGACGATTCGATCCCCGGCGGATCGATGGTCGGCAAGGTCGTGGCGATCGAGGCGGACCTCGTGCGCGGCGTCGCGCGCATCACCATCGCGGCCGCGCCCGGTACGCAGCGGCTGGAACCCGCCATCTTCCCGCCGTCGTACGCCGTGCGACCGCTGACCACGATGGGCATCGTCGCCGCGTCGGTCGACAAGCCGTACAACGTGCAGGAGCAGCTGCTCACGCAGTACGAACTGCCGGCACAGTACGACCTCGCGCGCATGGCCGAGCAGATGCAGACCAGCTTCACGCTCGAGATGGCTCCGACGTCAGGCACGCCGGATTTCGAGGTGACGCGACATCTCGGCGAATATCCCTTCAGCACCGATCGAATGGTGGACCTGAACCCATGATTGAACGCGACCTAAAGCGGCTACAGGCGCGGTCGCCCAAACCCGGCGACGTTCTGCCCCGCAATGGGCGAAGCGGCGCGCCCGCGATCGGCGCGACGACGCGCACCCCCGCCGCCGACACCGACTTTCAGCGGTACGAGAACGCCGTGATGAAGCGGTCCGGCGCGATGACGCTCGGGCTCGGCGCGGACATGCAGGGCATGCCGTTCAACCACCCGGAGATGCGATCGTACGGCGAGACGGTGATCGATCTGGGCGGCGTGCAGGGCAACCTGCAGATCGACGTCTCGTTGGCAAACGTGTTCGAGATGAACATCGTCGGGCAGACCGCGATCTCGTTCGGCCTCGGCGATTGGCCGACGCTCGCCTACGAACGCTCGGGCAGCCCGCCGACCGGCGTCGACATCCCGGTGACGCTGATGATCACGAAGGGCACCGGCTCACTTGGCTTCGAGGTGAGCGTCTGGGCGCCTCGCGGGTCCGCACCCGACACCACGGCAGCCGGTTATTACGAGTTCGGCTTCGCGTATCGGCACTATCCGGGGGCGAACACGGCCAAGGTTCGCGGCTATCCGATCATCCTGCCGCCCAGGCCGCAGACCTGATGCTCGGGCAGATGCAGCGGCGCACGAGCGCCATCGTCCGCGATGAGCAGGAAAACGGCGGCGGCGAAGGTCCCGGCGGCGGCGATCCCGGCAATCCCCCCACCTATCCGGTCGGGCGCCTGAACGCGGTCGCAGTTGGCCAGACCGGCTACATCTTTCGCCGCGACGATGGCACCCGGCGCGCGACATTCCCCGTACCGCAAGGCGGTGGCGGCAACTTGCCTCCGGAGAATGGCAGGCCGCCCGAGCGGACCTGGTTCCTCTACGCTTCGGGCGGGACGTCCTACTTCACCGCCGACTATGCGACGGCTGCGTACGATTTCCGCATCCCGACACCGGCAGAGAACCCGAACAACATTCATCGCCGTGTCTACAACAAGCGGATCGACAGCTTCTTGATCGAGGTCCGCAACGGGGTTGTTACCAACAGCATTCGAACCGGGACTCAGACGCTTCTCTACGGGACCGAAACAGCGATTTTCCCGAGTCCGACGGACATGGGCACCAGGGTGAGCGGCGACGGCCATAAGGTCGTGAACCTGCTGATCGCAAACGGCCAGACGATGCAGGGTCAGGCCGTCCCCTCCGGCACGGCGTTCGGCGATCTCGCAGCCTATCCGCTGATCACGACCACCGCCACGGTCGGCAGTTTCACCCTGTCCATCACCAGCAAGGATCGAAGCTGCGGCGACACCGTCGTCGGCCAGAATGGGATCAACACCATCCTTCTCACCAATACCGGCGGGTCGTTCTTCGACATCGGCAGACCGGTCACCGAGGCCGAGGCGTCGGTCCAGACAGAGGTCATATTCTGATGCGTAGCGGCTGTCCCATCCCGGGACTTCGAAAAGTAAGCCCCAAGCGTCCTCTTGAGTTTGGCAGAGCTATGTGATGCTACAGCGATCCGGCGCGTAACAGGAAGGGGTCGGCCTTGAAGGAAGTCACGCAACGTCAGCGCGAGATCGTGCAGCTCGCCGAACAGGTGGGTTCGATCGAGCGTGCGGGCGAGATCCTCGGCATCTCGTACAACGCCGCGTCGAAACACGTGCGCCAGTACCGTCGCATCATGGGCGAGAAGCCGATCGAGCACCGTCCGCCCGACGGCACCGCCGCGAACGATCCGGCCTTCACGCACATCACGCCGCGCCAGCGCGAGGTGAAGGCGCTGTTCGACGAGATGGGCAGCCAGTCCGCCGTCGCCCGCCATCTCGGCCTGTCGACCGTCACGGTGCGCGAGAAGCTGATCCAGTACGAGCGCAACCGACTGCGCGACGAGGGCGCCCGGGTGTTGACGCTCGAGGAGATGAGCCAGGGCCGCATCTCGACCTACAAGGGTGGTCGCCCCTCTTCGATCAAGCTGTTGGGCGACCTGGACAACGTTCACGTCATCTTCCCGCAAACCTATGACGATGAGCCCGCCGACGAGGGTGACGATGAAGACGAGGTCGCACCCTCCTTTGTCTGGCGCCGCAACATCGAGCCGCGGCACATTCCGCCCCCGGAGAGTGGCGTCTTCCGCGCGTTGCTGACCGGCGCGCAGGACGCGACCGACATCCACGAGCCGTTCTGGCGCAACCTTCAGGCGTACGCGATTGACCTTGGCGCAGAGGTGATCGTCTCGGGCTTCACCTACAACAAGTCGTTGTACTCGTCGCACGAGAAGGCCGGCAACTTCTGGCACCCCGACGTCGAACCGCACCTCTTCGACAACCGCGTCCAGTTCGGCGACGCGATGGACTTCGCCGGCGAGATGAACACGCTGCCGACGGCGGTCACCCCGCTCTCCGGGATGCACGCCTACACCGGGCCGAGGTGGGGCATCTTCCCGCACGCAAAACAGGCGCTCGACAGCGTGCCGCGCATGAAAGATGCCCCATACAAGGCAACCATGACGACCGGGTGCTGCACCCTGCCGAACTACGTCGGCAAGAAGGCGGGCCTGAAGGCGGAGAGCTGGCACACGATCGGCTGCGTCATTCTCGAGATGCTGCCCGATGGGCGATGCTGGGCCCGCCACATCGAAGCCGACCATGACACCGGCACCTTCCGCGATCTGGACGTGCTGGTCGAGGATGGTCTGGTTTCGCGCGGACACAGGGTCGAAGCGATCCAGGCCGGCGACGTCCACCACGAGAAGCTCGATCCCGAGGTCGCCCGCGCGACGTGGGGGTACGATCCGGTCGAAGGTCGCGTGCGCCGCAAGTGGGAACGCGACAGCCTGGTCGGGCGGCTTCGCCCGCGCCACCAGTTCTTCCACGACCTGTCCGACTTCGCGCCGCGCAACCACCACAACATCAAGGACCACCTGTGGCGCCTGCTGATGCGGCGGCTGCGATGCGACGACGTCGAACGCGAGCTCGAGCGATGCGCGCGGTTTCTGAAGGCAACGCGCCGCGACGACTGCACGTCGGTGGTGATCCAGTCGAACCACGACAACGCACTCACCCGGTGGCTCGACGAGGCCGACTATCGCGCCGAGGACAACGAGCGGAACGTGCTGTTTTTCCTCAAGACGCAGCACGAATTCTACAAGCGCACGCTTGAGGCCGGACGCAAGCCGCACATCTTCGAGGACGTCCTGCGCGGGTTCGTGAAGGACGGCCTGGCCGGCGTCCGCTTCATCACCGAGGACGACAGCTACGTCATCGCCGGTGGGATCGAATGCTCGCAGCACGGACATCTCGGGCCGAACGGATCACGCGGATCGGCGGTGAACCTGTCCCGCATGTCGCCGAAGATGAACATCGGCCACGGGCATGCCCCGGCGGTGCGTGATGGACTGTGGATGGCCGGCGCCTGCGCGCTCGACATGGGCTACAACAAGGGTCCGTCGAGCTGGGCGGTCGCGCACATCATCACGCACGTCGACGGCTCGCGGCAGCTGCTGTTCATGAACGGGGGCCGCTTCCACGCCTGAGGGGACGTTGAGCTTAGGCTTCCATTGATCCGTCAGCGCGGTCTGAAAGCCAGCCGGTAATCGGACCCATGATACCCTGCGGAATCTCGCCTGCGTGCACGGCATCCGTGATTTGGCTTGTGAGATCGACTACGGCCCAGCGCAATGTCACCAATCGCTCAAGCACGTCCTCGAAGTCCCGTACGGTCCATTTGAAATACCCGTCGGACGTGTGCATCACGAGTTCGTCAGGCTCGTTGATCATGATGCCCCAGCTACCATGAACGATCTTGTTACGTTCGCGAGCGCGCTTCTGGAGGTTGTCGCGCACTGCTAGCCATTCCGCCTCGACCGAGGTGCCCGTCACCATCTTGCCTAGCGTGAGATCGAGGAGCTTCAGCCGCGAACGGATCGTCTCGGCCGCCTGCATTGCAGCGACCGCAACTGGATTGTGTTGGGCTTCGTACGGTCCACTCTCGTTGTAGAGCGTCTGACCATATGACCCAGCGAGCAGGTTGATCATGCTGAACTCGATCTGCGTCCACTCAGCCGCAATCGCCGCGATGCGCATAGCGTGTTCGGGCCGCTGCAAGACGGCGCCGGGCATCGGGTTCCATGACTTTAGCTTGATCGGCTGTGGCAAAATGACCTCCAGCACAGACCCTAGCTCGAGACCTTCGGATTCATAGCGCCAGCGAAATCTGCCTGGGGTCCCGCCGCTCACCAGGCTCCAGCTCGTCCACTATCGCCTCGACCAGCGCCGTCGCCGCACGTTCGCGCAGCCGCTCGTCCGGCATTGTGATGCCAACACGCGCCCAGCCCGGGGCGTGCAGGATGGCGGCCCGCAGCCGCGTCGTGTCGATTCGCTCCATGCGCTTAAACAGAACATAGTAGGAACGATTCGACAAGCAGGTAAGATCGGGCCGGCACGCCAGTCGAGTGGCACATCATGACTTAACTCTGCTAATCTCCGTGCGATTTGCTGCGCATGTGGTGCATGGAGTTTCCAGATGGCCGACGCCCAGAGCGACCTTGTCTACGTCCAGGGTGACGGCGTGCGCGTGCGCGTGAACCCGATGATCGACGTGAACATCGGCAAATGGACCGACCGGTCAGGATCGATCGCGGTCGCCAACACCCCGCAGCCGCTGTTCGAACAGGTCGATGAGAAGGTTCTGTCGCGTTTCGTCGTCCACGCTGGCGACGCGGGCACGCTGCACGTGAATTTCCTGGGTGGGAACGCGGTGAAGAACGCGCCTGGCAGCGTGCCGTTGAAGCCTGGCGCGGTGCTGCGCATCCCTACGCGTGGCCCGGTCAGCATCGCCGGCGACAGCGTCGGCATCCCCTACACCGCTGCGGAGGCCTGACCATGGGACCGGAACTGGAAGGCGGCGCGAGCGGCACGGGCCGCAGGATCGGCGAGTTCGTCACGCTGGCGAACGGCGCGTCGGGCGCGGACCTGGTCGGGCTGGAGAAGCTCGACCGCCGGGTGATCCCGATCGCCGGGAACGAGCAGCTCGCCGCGCGGATGGCGACGGTCAATCGACCGGCGTCGAACTTCGCGAGCGTGCTCGCGGCGACGAATATGACGGCGGCCATCCGCTGGCAGGGAAAGTGGTACGGATATGGCTCGCTGACCGGTTCTGGCACGACCTTCCGCGTCTACGTTTCACCCGATGGAACGCCCGGCAGTTGGCAGCCTGCGACGGGCTTTGTGCCGCTGGGCAGCACCATCAGCGGCACCCCGGAATTCGCGGCTACGCAGACCAAGTTGTTCCTGATGGTGCGGCACACCCTGTCCACCGTGTGCAGCCTCTTCCAAACGACCGATGGTCAGAACTGGTCGAGCACTGGCAAGCTCAACGACGGAATGCTTACTATCGGCGGATCCACTGCCGTCTCCGGCCTGCGGATGAAGGCCTTCGACGGCACGCTGGTCATCTTCGGCGGATGCACCCGCGGCGGGCAGGCGAACCGGGACTATCTCGCCTGGTCGACCGACGATGGTGTCAGCTTCACCCTGTCGGCCTGTGCGGTCGCAGCGCCCGTGAACAACATCGCCTTGGCCGGCGGCGAGTTCATTTCTATCCACGACGGCGGCGGCATCCAGACCGCGCCGACGCTGCTCGCTGCCGGGGGGTGGACCGCGCGCAACTCGGGCGTCACCGAGGCGCTGTACTGCATCACCGCGACCGACGCGGGCGAGGTCCATGTCGTCGGCGCGCTCGGTCGCACGCTCAAGAGCACCGATCGCCGCAACTGGACGAAGGCCCGCACGCTAGACGGCGTGACCACCCCGGCGCGCATGGTGCGCGTCGGCACCGTCGACGTGCTGATCGCGTCGGCGACCGCACTCGACAACCGCCGGCGCATCAGCGTGTCGGACGATTTCGAGAACTGGCGATCCGAACTGATCGACGGCGCGACCATGCCAACCAGCTTGCTCGCGCTGGCGACTGACGGCAGCCGCGTCGCGGTCGTCAGCAACGTCGGCATCGCGATCACCGAGGCGCTGGCGTTCAACCCCGCGACCGAGATCTACCTGCCGTTCGTCGACGCCGGTCCGTTCGCGACCGCGTACGTTGTCGCGCGCGCATGATGGAGAGCATGATGGATGACGACATCGACATCGGCGGCGTGCCGCACCGGTCCGTCTGCGTGATGAAGCCCTCGGGCGACCGGCTGCGCATCTTGGTGCCGTCCGACGAGGCGGCCGCGATCCTCGCGCAAGGCGTGATCCGCTTCGTCCTCTGCCCGCAGCAGGAAGCCGACCCGGGGAACTAGGGCTTCGGTACCACCGTCATCGGCGTGAATACGCGCTCGGATTCCTTCATGATCACATTGTTGCCCAGCGTCTCGACGACGCCCGGGTGACCATCGCGTAGCGCGCGCGCCAGGGCTGACCCGCTCTGGCGAAGCGCAGCTTCGACCTCGGGCTTCATGACCATCACGCTGCCGTTCTTCTCCTCGAGGATATGGCCGGCCCGATGCGCGAAGAACCTCGCGCATTTGGCATCTTTCGCAAGCACGGTCAGCTTTCGATCGGCAGTGTTGTAGACGTAATAGACGCGCAAGCTGTCCGATTGCGCACGGCAAGCATCCCAGAACGCAGTCTGCGCGTGAAGTTCGGCAAGCCACTCCTTCTCGTGCTGCCCGCTCGCCTTCAGCAGGTCGTCCTCGGTGACGTCGCGATACATCGCCGTATCGATCAACTTCGTTCGCAAATCCTCGAGCACGATGTTATCGAACGGACCTTCGACGTCAGGATCGAGCGCCTGCTGTTTTTCGACGCGCGCGAACAGTTCGTCGATGCGCCTTTTTGCGACCTGCATCGAATAGGCACGCCCCAAGGCCACCGACTGTTGGATTTCGCGCTCGAGGTCGTTTGACATGCCAGCACTATAACCGGCCAAGTGCCAAGAGCCAGTCACTTCAAATTGCATAAGATAGCAGAGTTACGCGATACTGCGTCGCATGCTTCTTCCCGCAAACCTCATCATCGTCGGGCTGCATTCGGAACGGCCGCGCTCGGGCAAGTCGACCGTAGCGGCCGCGCTGGCGCGCCTAGCATCCGGCAGAGTTCGCTCCATCGCCGGGGCGATCCGCGTCGAGGCGCGCCGGCTTGGCTTCGACGAGGCCGCGAATGCGAAGGGTGATGACAAGGACGTGCCGATGCAGGCGCTGGGCGGCCTGTCCCCGCGTCAGGTCCTGATCCTGATCGGCGAGCACCGTGCCAAGCGATACGGCCAGACCTATTGGCTCGAGCAGCTGATCGCGTCCGTGATCGAAGACGCCCAGATCGAGCCGATGTTCGATCATCTGATCATCATCGACGACGTGCGCCGCGCCGAAGAGGGGCAGCGCCTGATCGACCTCGGCGCGACCGTCTGCACGATCGAACGCGACGGCGTGGCCGACGTCACCGACATCAACGGGTGGCACAGCGACGTCTTCCACACCTTCCGCAATGACGGAACGCCCAACGACTGCGCGCAGCGGATCTGGGGCCGGTCGCTGATGAACCGGGCGCGGGTGCGTGCATGACCGACATCGTCACCCTTGTCCTGAGCAGCGGCATCATGACGGGCATCGGGACGGCCTTCGCCTTCCTGCTTCGGGCCAATCTGGCGAAGGACAAGCTGCTCGCCGAGATCCTGAAGGAGCAGGGCGAAGCCACCCGCCAGGGGGCCAGGGCCGACTACGCCGTCGCGCTCGCCCTCCAGCGCATTGAACAGAAGATGGGTCTGACGCCCTCCGTCGGCGTCGACCCGCAGGCCCTGCCGGCGGCGACGGGAGGGCAGTCGTGAACATGCGCGAGATGGGTCGGGTTCTTCGGTGCGCCTTCACGCCGCGGGTTCGCGGTCATGACGAGCTGCGGCGCGCGATCGCCGAGAAGCGGGCGGCGGGCGATCGGCTGATGCTGGTCGGCGCCACCATCACCGCCACGATCGACGGCCACAACGATGTTCACCGCTCCGTCGTCGAGGCGACCGAGCGTGCGGGGGATTTCCGGTGATCGCGTTCTTCATTGCCCTCTACATCGCCTGGGGCACGATCGGCGCGCTGGTCGCGATCAACTACGGTGCGATCGCGCACACGACCTGGCGCGAGCAGGGTGGATCCTGGCGGACGGCGCTGGGCGAATGGCTGGCGGTGCCCCGCTGGCTGATCGCGTGCACTCTCCGGGACATCGCGTGCATGGCGACGTTCCGGGCGCTGCCCGACGATGCCCCGCCGCCCATCCACTACGACGCCGGCCACATGCTGCGTTTCTTCGTGTCGATGAGCTTCATCTGCTCGGCGGTGTTCGGATTCGTGTTCTGGACCGTCGACCGCGGCGACTGGCCGACCTGGCTGCTCGTCGTGAACGCGACTGCCGTGATCACCGCGATGGTCGCGGGCCTCGGCCACCTGTTCCTCGCCTGGCGCCGGTCCCCGCGCCTGTGGCGCTTCACCACGCTCGGTGCCGTCGCGTTCGTCGCGACCGCCACGATCATCGGAGGCTGACCCATGCCCTTCACCCTGTCCGAACGCTCGCTGACGGCGCTTGTTGGCGTCGATCCCCGCCTAGTCGCGGTCGTGCGCCGTGCGATCGAGATCACGAAGGTCGACTTCATGGTCGTCGAAGGCGTGCGCACGCAGGCGCGGCAGAGCGAACTGTACGCGCAGGGCCGCACCAAGCCCGGCAAGATCGTCACCTGGACCCGCATCTCGCGGCACATGCGCAATCCCGTGACGGGGTGGGGCGAAGCGGTCGACCTGCTGCCCGCGCCCTACGACTGGAAGGACGTGCGGGGGTTCGACGCGGTCGCCGATGCGATGATGCAGGCCGCGCGCGAGAAGGGCGTGAAGCTGCGCCATGGCGCGGACTGGGACGGGGATGGCGCGCGCCGCGAGAAGGGCGAGACGGACAATCCCCATTTCGAGCTGGCCAAGTGAAGGCGGGGCGGGTTTTCGCGACCCTGCGTCGCTGGATCGACGCTCAGCCGCTTCAAACCGACGGGGGTACGCCGTTGCCGATCAATCCGCAGCTGACGCCCCAGTCGGAGAGTCTGCGCCGGCTGATGACGATCGCGCTGTTCGGCGCCGGCGTCGTCTGCACGGCGGGCGCGGCCGCGATGGTGCTGATCATCTGGCTTGGCGGTTGGACGAGCGACACGCAGGCGCAGCGGCTCGAGATCCTCGGCTGGGCGCTGCTCGGCATGCTGGCCGGCGTGCTGGCTGTGATCATCTCGTTCGCGATCGGCGGCCCGGTCGGTCGGCTGAAGGGCGGCATCGGCCTGGCGAGCTTCGAGGCGAGCGCGGCAGGAGACGGCGCGCCGGTGGCGCAGGTGACGACCACGACGACGGTGGCGCAGCCAGCACCACCGGTCAGCGAGGCGGACTGATCACTTCGGTTGCGACTGCTCGAAATATCCCTGAAGCAGTTTCGAGGCGTTCTGTGCGGCTCTGCACCAGTTGTCGTGCGCCTCGAGCGCGCGCTTCGCCTTCTTGACGAACGTGTCGCTGGCGTCTCTGGCATGCGTCATTTCCGCCATGTCGAGCGCGTGCTGGACTTCCTCTGAACACTTTACCGCCTCGCCCCAAGCGAGATCGAACGCCTCCTTCGCCTTCGCGACCTGTTGTTTGGTAATCATAAATTCGAACCCATGATTGCGCGATTATAAGATCGCTGTCCTACCAGCTGAGCCATTCCCAGATGGTCGGCGCCTTTACCACGGCCGTCGGAAATCAACACTGTTCTACCCGGTTGGTCGCCCGCAGCGGGTAAAGCCGCCCAGCGCGCGGATCAGGCTCATCGCGACCTCGTACGCCTGCTTCAGACCATCCTCGTGCGTCAGGAAGTCGTCGAAGTACGTGCCTTGCGCCGCGATCTTCACGTCCATCAGGTGCGCCAATACCTTGCGGTCTTTGGTCGGATAGTCGCCGGGCCGGTTCCGCATACGAACGTACAGCCCGATCGTCGTGGCGCCATATCGGAATGCCAAAGTGTTTACGAGCTCCCCTGGATAGTCGGCGATGCGGGCCAGCCCGTGTTCCTTCAGCAGCTGGCGGGCGAGAACTTCGGCGATCGCCCATGTCTTGATCTGCAAGCCGTCGGACAAAAGGTTGTCGCGCTCGAGGAGCCCGTGGAGCTCGCGAAGTTCGCGTGGCGTGAATCGCTCGTCCCATGCTGCGAACAGCTTGAGCATCTTGTGCGCCTCACCCTGCAAGGCGTCGACGTCGTTGCGCGCGCGTTCCGCGTGGGCGGCGAAGCTGGCGACGACGTCGGGCGTCAGCGGACTGGTGATGAAGTCCGAGCAATAGGCCGGGAAGTCGCGGGTCTGCTGCTCGTCGATCAGCTTCATCATGATGCGCTTGGGCTGACCGCGCATTCGCAAGATCGAATGGGTGTCGCGTAGGATGACGATGCGCTTCGGATACGCGCACGCGTGCTGAAGGACCCGGCGTGTCACCTTCGCGGCATCGCCCTTGTGCCATTCGACAAAGACGGTGTGGGGTATCGCGACGCGGTTTTCCGGGGAGGCGTCGAGATACTCGCGTAGCCCGTCTCGCTGGACGAAGTTGTTGTCGGCAAGAGCCAGCACGCCCTTAGCCCACGCGCTCGAGCAGGAACGTCCCCTCCGTCTCGTCGAGCTCGACCACGCGCATCTTAAGGTTCGGCGCCGGCGAACTGCGGTCGATCGATCGGGGCACGGCATCCTTGTCCTTGGCGATCAGCAGGATCACGCTGACCACGCCGTCGAGATGGTCGCGCGCGTGTGCCAGGTTTTCGATCAGCTCGGTGAATCCGGGCCGCGACTTCCACGCCCCCGGCTCGTCGTCCGACCAACTGCGGTACAGCCGTCCCTTGTCCTCGAACTTGTCCTGCCACAGGCGCACGGCCACCGCCGAACCGTCAGGGCTGCGCCCTGACCAGCTCCACCTGATGTTCTTAGGTACGACCCCGAAGTACTCGAACGCCTTGCTGTGATTGCCTGCCACGATGATCTCCCGGCCGTGACCATAGCCGGGTCGTGCTGACGGGCAACCGCCTGCACGCATTGCATAAGTTCGAGCCGATTCGTCACAGTCCGCATGTCACGGGAGACACGGCGATGTTGGCGACGATCGGTGCATGGGGAGGCTGGCAGGCCCTGCGCGCGTCCATGCGCTGGGTGCTGCCGCTCGCCGCGATGGTCGGCGTCATCGTCGGCTTCTGGCTTCTCGTCGTGGCACCGCGCATCGAACTGCGGCGGGCCGAGATCAAGGCGCAGGCGGACCAACTGCAACGGACCGAGGATGCGCTGAAGCGGGTCGAGGCGCAGGCCGCCGCGCAGCGCGAGATCGATGCCGAGAAGGTGGCGGCGGTGGATGCCGCAGCGACGGCCCGTGTCGAGCGCATCGAGCGCACCACCGTCATTCGCCAAGCCGCCGCAGCGCGTGCCGAGGCGGCCGGCGATCCCGAGGTCAGCGACGGGCTGAATGACTTCTTGGCCGATCTGCGGAAGGAGCAGGGTAAGTGAACCCGTTGAGAGAAGCCGAAAGAGGGTTCGCCCAATGCGGCATATTGGCGGTTGCTTTTGCTGCGGTGTTAATTTTGCTCGCGCTCGCAGGCTGCTCGACCACCGGCGCCCGCGACCGCGCGCTGATCGCCGCTGGCCAGGCTGCCGCCACGCTGCCGGCCATGTCCGATGCCGAGCTGACCTGCGATGTCGAGCCGCGCGCGCCGTCGCCGAAGGGCGCTGCCGCCCGGGTGCGCGAGAGCCAGGTCACCAACTACATCCTCGATCTGCGCGAAGCGGGTGCCGACTGCCGAGACAAGCTCGGCGTCGCACGGCGCGTGTGGCGCAAGGTCGAGGACGTCCGCAGCCGAGCCGTGCCGCCACGATGAGCCTGTTCACTATGCGTCTGGACTGGACCGATTTGTCCTGCTGAAATCCACGTCCACGATGTTGCCAATCTCCGGTGAGGGGACAGCCACCTCCGGACCGATCTTTGCATGTACGCCGGCCTGAACCAAACGGCGACGCGCGCTGGCGATGACGACAAGCCAAGGTCCTTCACCCCAAGGCCATCCCTTTTGCGGCTCGACGAGCAACAGATGCGATCCGGTATCGGCGAGATACTCGATCGTCGCCTCGACTTCGTCCTCCACCTGCTCGATCAACTCGCGTACCTGCCGCGGCACAGCGGCATCGCCACGCGTCCACTTGTCGACCGACGACCGGTTCACGCCGAGCTGGTCCATGATCACCTGGCGCTCTAGACCGAGCGCAGCCCGGCGGGCGCGAAACTCCACGCCGCCAATCAGCGAATCGGGATCATCCTTGGTCAGACGCGGCATGCCCACTTGATTGCACGGGCGCGTTAAGAACTGGAAGACGATCCTTGCAGTATTGCAAATGTCATGATCGCTGTCGCCGTTCAGCCCTGGTGCCCGTACACCGCCGAAACATTCCCGCGATCGCATGGCCGGGTCTCGCTGGCCGAGGTGCTAACGACATACACGCTGCTGCAGGATGGCACCGGGGCCCCGCAGATCGCAGAGGCATTCGGCGATCCCGGTGACGAGCGCGTACGCGGTGTCGTCGCGGCGTCGATCCGCCTGCTCGGTCGCCAGCTGCTAGAGGGACGGATGAAGGCGTACGCCCGCCCGATCGGCGGCGGCGAGCCCGTCGCGATTCCGGCGGGTGCGTGGGAACTGGACGACTTCGTGCTGCGCTTCGCGACCTGCGCCATCGATCCCCGGCGGCCGTTCGACGCGACCGCCACCCCAACGCACAGCATCTTCGTCGACGACGCCGCCATCGACGCGATCTACGGCTTGTTCGCCCCCGAAGGCCTGTCGCGACCGCGCGCGCAGCGCGCCCCTGCAAACCCATCGAACGACGCGCCCCCGGAGAGTCCGGACGCCAGGTCCGCGCCCGAGCTAAACCGGTTCCTGCGGCTGGACGAGGTCGAGAGGATTGTCGGGATCAAGCGCAGCACGATCTACGATCGTATCCGGGATGAGCGATTCCCGCCCCAGATCGACCCCGGTTCGCGGCCGGCGCTTTGGCGCGAGAGCGACGTGCGGGCCTGGCTGGCGGATCCGCGCTGACGCCGGCGGTCAGGGATAGGTCGGACCCGACCGCTGCACGATTTCGAGGAATCGCCTGACATCGTCGTTCGATAGCCGCAGCGAGCTGCGCCAGTGCTTGCCCGTCGGTCGCTTGCCGTTCCAGAACAGCTGCGGCGCGCGCTTCAACACCCGCTCGCCCGTCTCGATGTTGTCGTGCTTCAGCAGGTTGTTGACCTCGTTCAGCAGCGTCAGCCCGTCGCCATCGACTGCGTACCCGAGCTTGCGCACCGCCCGACGCAGCCCCCGGAAATCGCTGTCGTTGTCGCCCGTCCAATATCGCGCCGACGTCTCCCAGAAGTGGAAGATGCTGCCCGTGAACGCCTCGCGGATCACCTTCTGCGCCATCGACGCCTTCATGGCTTCCCACCGCAGCGCGCCGCGCGTGCTGACGATCAGCGCGCCGTCCTCGTCGTACTCGTCGTCGTCTTCGCCGCTCTCGACATAGCGATCATACGCTTCCTCGGCAGCGCGATGCGCCTGCTCCATCGCACCGATCGACGCGTCGAACGCGAGCCGGATCTGCTCGATATCGCTGGCGAACTGGAACGCGCGGATGCCGGGGATCTCGACCATGGCCGGATGCTATGCGCTGCGGGCCGCGTCATCCAGTCGGTTGCACAAGATTGGACGATCACCCATTATTCGGCTTGGGCGTAGCCCGTCAGGTTCACCGCATCGGGGACCGACGCAGATCCAGCTGCGTGCTTTGCCAAGGGCGACGGCCCACTGGATAGCGCATCCCGGGTGCGTACTCTGCCAAGGGCGATAGCCCACCGCGGAACGAATGGCGGCGAGGCGACGGCTTCGCCGCCCTCTTCGTAGGAGGAGCGGTATGAAGCGCGGCAACGGTCATTTCATCATTGACGAGATTATGCGCCATCAGCCGACGCGGGACGAGGCGATCGAGCTTGGTGGAGGGCGTTGCCTAGTATGGCTTAATGGCATTGGCCCATGGGTCAGTAGCCCCGCATTTCCTCGGGCACCTGTGTACCAGAATAGTGCAGCGGATCCCGGCATCGTCACGAGCTAGCGATACGTCGACCGCCTCTTCCCGGTCATCACCTCGCCCGCCGGAACCGCGCCTTCCATGATGATCGACGCCCAGTCCTCGGCCAGCTCGCGCCGCCGCTCCATGTATGCCGACCGGTTGTACGTGAACTCCTCCGCCGACATGCCGACCGGCTTGTGCGCCAGCATCAGGTCCACGATCAGACGGTCGAGGTTGTACCGCTCCGCGCCCATCGCCTGGCGTTCGACGCGCCCGTTCATGATCGTCGAGAACGCGCTGCGCCACCCGTGCGGCACGTGTCGCCCCTTGTAGCCGATGCGCTTGTAGAGGAACGACACCGCGTTCTCGCTGATCGGGTCGGACGGATCCCATGCCGACGGGAACACCATCTTGCCCCGCCCGGTGAGCGCTTGCACCGCATGCAGCGCATCGACCGCCGCCTGCGACAGCGGGATCTCGTGGTCGTACGCGTCGTTGTCGCGCAGATCGTACTCGAGCTTCATGCGCGCGCTCGGCACCTTCCACACCGCCGCGGGCGACGGCTCGCCGGGCTTCGCCCAGTCGATCCCGTGCAGCTCGGTCCAGGGCATTCGGTGAACCATCCCGGGGCGCTGCGCGGTCAGCGCGATGAACCGCGACGCCAGCTTGGTGGTCGGCATCGCGCCGGCGGCATCGACGTCCTGGATCAGCTGGCGGAGCGCGGCGGGATCGGTCAGCGCCGGCCACTTTCGCTTCTTCGGCACGGCCGCCATCGCCTCGCGCACGTCGGCCGCCGGATTGCCGCAGCCCGCACCGTGCGCCTTCGCCCACTTGAACACGCGCTCGGCACGCTGGCGCAGCCGCCGCGCCGTCTCGATCGACCCGCGCTTCTCCACCTTCTTCAACGCGGCGAGGATCAGCGGCTCGTCGATGTCGGTCACCGGGTATGCGCCGATGGAGGGGAACAGGTCGCGCTCCATGCTGGTGATCACGTCGTCGGCGTGCACCGGGCGCCAGCGTGCCTTCGTCGTCTCGAACCAATCGCGCGCGTGCTTCTCGAACGTGTCGTTCGCGCGCGCCTCGCCGACCATCTTCACGCGCTTCGCCTCGAGCACCGGGTCGCGCCCGGCAGCCAGCGCGTCCTTCGCCTTGTCGCGCATCGTCCGCGCGACCCTCAGTGTCGTCGCCGGATACGGCCCGAGCACCAGCACCTTCTCCTTGCCGAGGTGCCGGTACTTCATGCGCCAGATCTTCGCGCCCTTGGCGGTGACGAACAGATACAAGCCGCCGGAATCTGCCAGCTTGTAATCCTTGTCGCGGGGTGTGGCCGTGCGCGCGGCGGTGTCCGTCAGCAC